CTACCTTCACCACTTTATTAGATGCTAGTAACTCAGAACACCGACTCTTAATATGCTCAAGCTCTTTCGGTGTAAACTCAGACTCTTTATGGTGTACAGGGAACACAAATGCTTCTTTCTCTCCTGTGGAAATTCCAAAAGTTAAAATTTTATCTTTCTTAAAATCCAAACCCTCCGTCTCCAAATCAAAAGACACCACATCGGAATCCATAACACCATCAAACAAAACATCAAATCTTTTTAAGTCCCCATTCACCAACTCATAAGGGGAATCATCAAAGCTATTCTTATTTAAAATAAACTTATCGTAGATGTTGTCTAGGTCCTGGATGAAGAGTGGTCGTAATTTAGGTTCTGCATAAAGAGAGAAGGGGTGGAGCGTCGGAGCCACAAGATAGTCCTTATCTTCAAGCGTCAATACGAACTCTTTCCCTCTCTTTGTTCCAATCCCTGACTTCTTCGTAAGCATTCTAAACGCAAGGTTTCCTAAAGGGATAATGATAGTAGGGTCTATGCTTACAATATCTTCATGTAAGAATTGTCGATGCTCGTGAAAATCCTCCGTGGAAAGGTCTCCTTCCGTAATATTAAAATCCTTTACTGCGGCTACGAACTGGTACGAGCCTTCAGGTAGCTTAGTTTTCGGAAAGAGGGTGTTCAAGATAGAGAACTCTTCGTCTCGAAAATTGAAGATATCTCCCCGCTTTCTAAAGAAGCAATCATGTATGAAGACAATTTTCTCCTCAGAAAGCTCCTCCCTGTGTGTAGGACCTCCGCTCGTTTGAAAAGAATCTATTAATTTTTCTAAATCCATTAAACTATAATAGGTTATGCCCAGCGAAAAGAGAAAAAAGAAAACTCATTATCTTGATAATAAAAAATTTGAGGAGACAATTAAAAATTATCTCGAGAACCCCGAGAAATACGAATCGGAACTAGTTGAAAAGTTAGATTTACTAATAACAAACATAATTAATACATTTAAATTTAAAATCGACCCAGATGATGCAAAACAAGAATGCTTCGTGCTAGCTTTTAAAATTCTTAAAAACTTTGAACCTAAAAAAGGCTCCGCTTTTAACTACTTCACTACCGTCTGTGTAAATCAATTAAAGCTTCTATACACTAAAAACAAAAAATATATGGAAAAAATTATGAAATACCAGGAAATTAAGAGGCCTCACGATATGCCTCCACAATCTTAAGTATGTGAGGGAGATAGTCCACTTTCGACACTCCCCGTTTCCTTGAAGTTACAACACATGGAGTCTTTGCTACTCGAAAAGCAACAAACCCGTGGGGCACGTTCCAGCTCGAACAAAGATAGAGGTCAGCACAATCACCAAACCCTACTTTTTCCATAGTCTCCTCTACACGGGACACAACCTTGCGACTGACATCGTCCCACTCTGTGTAAAATAAAATTTTAAAAGGTCTAACTTCCTTATTTCGCATAATGGAGTTTAGATGACCTTCCTTTCTAAGAATAGTGTAGGTTTTCACTTCTCAATTATCTCTGATTCCTTGGAACCTTCGGCAATTATGGTTTTGGCCTCATCTAAAACCTCCTCCATCTCATCACCATGCTCTTCAATAATCTTCTTTCTCTCATCATCAGTAAGATTATTAATCCGTTCTACAAGGTCAGACATCATCGCGTCAAGACCTCGGAAGAAAATAAATCGAGCAAACTCGTTATCCGAAATGTCCGGTGGTTTGGAAGCATCTTTGATGGAATCCCATCTCTCGGTCTCGGCCTTGGAAAGTTTAATATATAATTTCATTCTTCTGTTCTCTGTATTGACTTTGAATTTAAAAGATTTCGGTGATATAGAAAGAAGTTCTATTTTTTCAGAATCCATTATGTCTATAATAGTACGTGGTTAAAAAAAGTAACGCTAAAAAAATTCTAGAGCTAAAAAACGACCTCTACAAGAAAAAACCCGTAAACAGCCGTAGAAAAGGAAGCAACTTCGAAAGAAACGTCGCCAAAAAACTCAATACTAGGTTCGACACAAAAGAATTCTGCAGAACTCCAGGTTCGGGTGCTTTTGGGACTACTCATAAAAATTTACCGAAGCATCTTCAGATTTATGGGGATTTAATCACCCCTGAAAGCTTCCGTTATATAATAGAGTGCAAAAACGGATACGACGTAGATTTCGAGGATATTTTTCGAGACAAGAGTGATTTGTACAAATTTATCAACCAAGCTGAAAATGAATCAACGCAAGCGGGGAAACCTTGGCTTCTCATCTACAAGAAAAACAGACAAAAGGAAATTCTTATAACAAAAGTAAACTTTCCTTTAAGGAAAAAAATTGTAGTGCATGATACTTATAACGTATACCTTTTGAAGGATATACTGTCACTGCCCAACGAGTACTTCATTAATTAAAATTTGAAGTTTTTCTATCATATGGTTGATGTGGCTTAGCCTCAAATCGGGAGCTTCTACGTAAGACCCTCCCTCAGCCCAAGACTTAAAGTAAGATTTGGAAACCTCCCAAGTTGATTTATAAGCTCCTCCATGATGCCTATACCCAGCTGAACCCATCGATACTTTTCTATCTCCAACACCGCGATACATAGTAACTCCGTTCTGGGTTCTTACAATATCTGAGTTGGCGGGGTCTAAAATTTCGGAGACGGGGTCAAGAGTTGTGCACCTTTCTGGAACTACGAAGGACCTACCTGCAGTCTCTCGTAGTATTGCGACATGAGATTGCGTCGTGTGTGCTGTTAGCCCTATGTTAGCTGCCCAATATCTTGGAAACTCAGAGTCTTTCCTGCTTTTTTCATCAACCCAAAGAGCTTTTAGGCGCTCCTCACACCTTCTCTGGGAAGACGCTAAGGGGGTAGTGTCGCCGCTCTCCGGCATGCTTAGAAGTTCTTTGAGAGCCTCTTTTGCACTGTCTACTCTTGTAATATCACCTCCTGCATCCCCTACCGATTCAACATACCCTACAAGCTCTTCCACACTCCTAGGCTCTCCATCATTACCCGCGACATCAGGTGTCTTCTTTGACGCTAATGCGGTACGCACCGTTGCAGTAAAACGGGCTTCCTCTTTCCAAACCCTTTCAACGTTACCTATCATACCATCTCGAACTTTCTTACTATGCCCCTGTTCTTTTAAAACTTTCCCTAGTTGGTCAATGGATTGCATTCGAACCTGGGAATAAGTATTTTCAGACATTTCAGCCTCGGAAAGCCCTGCAAAATACTGAGCTAAGGAAGCTGTGTGAACTAAAACAGAGTGTGTGGAGTCGGGGGATGTTGCTTTGTAGCTAATATTTAACCTTGTCGCTTCCGGGTCCTCAAAACTTTTAGGGTCTTCTAAAGAATTAACTCCTACGCGCTCATATATTTTATCCCGCGCTGCGGTTCGCTCCTCTGGGTTTTCGTAATGAGCCGTCGCGTCTGTTTTGGTGTGTTGGGACACTCCGTTTTCATCAACGAAAGCGCCGGTCTTTGAACCCAAATCCTTCCCAGCCTCATCCCTAAATTTTATTACAGGGGCTGACCCGCCTCGAGCCGTTAAAAAATCAGACTCTTGTTTTGCTTGAAGGAGATGGATAGACAGATACGCAATAGCAGCTTTATCCGCATTTCCGGAAACCCAATCTAAACTATCTAATAGTTTGAAGTCTTCAAAAAGCTCTTGAATTTCTTCAGTAATAAAAACAGAATCAGGAGATTTACCTACGAAAGCCCCTCCAAGTGCAGCATTTATTGATGCTCTCATGCGCTTTAGTTTTGGTAAAAAACCTTCCTGTTTACCATCTCCATATAAAATATTTCCTATTTCAGCGGTGAAAAAATTTAATTTTTCACCATCACCTTCCGCCTTTGCTTTTTTTCTCTGCGTCATTAAATGGTAAAGAAACGCGGTAGCTTCAACAAGAGCTCCTCGAGCTTGACTAAAACCTCCAGAAGAAGCAGCTCTAAAGTTTATCAAAGGCTCTCCATCCTCACATTTTTTGGAATCGGTTAAAGTAAAAAGAGCATTTTGTAAGGCAGAATCACGAGTAGCCGATATCTGAACACCAACTCGCCTATCAGTTTTCAAGGCTTTCGCGTCCCCAGAAAGTTTTGCTCTTAATTGCTGGTGTAGGCAGGGTACGTTCTCTGACCCTCCAAAGAACCCAGCACCTGCATCTCCATATCGAAGCTGTCTAGAATCACTATTAGGAGACCTGAAATAGAATTTGGACAGAGCATCCTTTTCTGAAGTTGAGACCATGCCTGGGGGGATACAACCGTCATAATCCTCAACTTTCCTGACAATCCCTAAGACAGAATCAAGGTCTCCCAAAAATTCATCAATACACTGTTGGGCTACCGGATTTCCGGTGCCCCCTAATGCGGAAATGACTTCTGCCATTCTTTTGCTTCCTACTCCAATCGAATCCATGATGCTAAGATTTAAATTGTGGATTGCGTGTTCTGCGGTTAGATTCTTGCGACCCCCTTCAAACTTACTTAAAACTCCTATGTTTTTAAGCCCGTCTACAGGACCGGGAATTCGAACCCCATTAGCCATTAACGTATTTCGTTGGGGTTTAGATTTTTCCTCTGTTTTAGATTTTTTCCCCGCTCCTTCGCTTTGGTGAACGCGAATCCTTTCATCGATATCCTTAAGAACGTCAAGTACCGGAAGTTCAATTGTTTTTTGTCCTGTTCTTGGAAGTCGTACCGTAGTAAGGGTTGGGTACTCGTAAGGTGGGGCTTTTCCGGCAATTGCGGTTTTTATTGCGGTCAATGCCTCAATGTACTTACCGCTGTCAACCTCCGCGCCCCTCTGACCTAATAGGTTGAGAGGTCCTAAAGCTACATTATAAGCACTATTAACCCCCTCAAGTATCAACCTCTCCGATAGAGAATACCTCCTCTTCCTTAAATCGGAATATGTTTCTAGAAGGTCCTTAAATATGTGCATCTCCAAAAATAAATAGGGTATATCCTTATTAAAGATACACCCCATTTTAAAAATTTATTAAATATTAATCAAGTCCATCATATTGAACAAGGAAATCATATCGTATAGTAACTTGAAGAGTGTGGAACTCGTTTGTAGAGTAGTTGAATTCAGACAACTTCCACGATTTTGGATAAGCGCCGTAAAGCCGAACATGCTTAACAGGGAACATCATATTATCCAACATGTAAAGAGAAATTTGTCGTTTAAACACTCCTGCACCTTGAACGAATTCAGGAGTAAACACCCCATTAATAGGGTCGTAAACACTACTAATCCAGCTAAACAACTTCTCCGCGATTTGACCTTTAACAAGGTTATCAAAAGTGATAGTTACCTCTTCAGGAGTAACCTTTCCAGGGTAGAAGAACTTATCATTTACACGTTCAGCTACAATATCTTCTGATGTAAATCCTAACTCGGATACCTGCTTAGCAGCCAATGTTAGAATAGAGTCATCTTCATTATCTGGAGTTGAAATTTCAACCTCCCACTGATATGCCCTGTAAGATTCTAAGTTGTGTGAGAGTCCTGGAAGCTCTCCAATATTTAAAGTTCTGTTTGTTTGTGTTGCGTAGTATGCGTTTGCCATAAGTATATCCTATTTTATATAGGGGTTTACGAGGTTCCTAAATCAGAGGACTGACCGGTAAGGTTGAGTTCGAAGACAAGAACTTCAGCAGTTTTTGTAGGTTTAATTAAAACACGGCACCACAACTCATTTCTATCAATTCTAAGAGGTGTATTTGTTGTATCGTCACAGATGACCCGGAATTCTGTAATTCCTCTCCTGCGCCGAATATCATCCAGCATAGGATTCAGAACTGTTTCAATGCGACCCCATGTAATTGGGTCATTTGGTTCGAAAACAAAGGCTCTAGTAGAAGCCATAATCATCTTTCGAATAAGAATCATCATTCTGCGAACGTTAATCCTATCTAAAGCAGTGGGGGTTCTTTGTGCGGTTCTTTGCCCAAAAATAACAATGCCATCTTGCGAAAACTTAGTTATTGGATTCACCGAATTTCCAGGTTGGTACATTGAATCGCGGTCACCTTGATTAAGAATAACCTCGGTGTCCACAGGCTTCGTTAGACGCCCTCTGACGAGTCCTGCAGGCGCAAACCATGGGTCAGCCATTTCATCTGTTTTTGCCATGGTGGCTACTGCAAATGCCTCAGGGGCCATCCAGACATCAGACTTAGAATATGGGTCATATACTTTTAAGTGTGGCCAATAAATCGAAGCGTAAGAGCTGTTAATGGAAGCTGTTCTTCCGTCCCCTAAACCGTTATGCCAGTTGATTGCTTCCTGGGCATTAGAAAGTCCTTGAGGTGGAGAGACTACAGCCAGGAAGTTCTGGCTATTCTCCGCTAGAGAAATCAGAGCATTTTGAATGCTTTGTTCGTGGATTCCAGGAACTACAGCCATTGAGATGTTTAGAGAGTCGTCGTCAAGTGCGTGCATTCCGGTCTTTGCGGCAGCAGAGCCAATAAGCGCACTTTTAACATTAGCATTTATGCTCCCACCCTCATCTCCAATGTCTCCGTTAACGCCACCGGAAAGGTTATAGGTACCATCAATCATTTTGATAAATCTTGGCGTTCTGTACCCTCCACTGGCGCCGTAGCTTGTCCATGCCGCCGTTGGGGCTACACTCCAGAAATTAGGCATAGCCGTTGCAAAAGGAACAGTGTCAGCACCACCAATTTCACGGAAATCCCCTTTAACGTATTGAGAGACAGTATTGACCTCTCCAACGTTAATAACATTTTCAGGATAATTACCATCTTTCCCATTATTTCGGGATTCGAAGTCGAGAGAGTATGATTCTTCTACAGCCCCGTCACGCGACAAGTTTAAGGTGTAATCCTTCCCTGCGAGGGAGTTGATGACTAAGGCAAGCCCTGTGTTAGTTGTAGCTCCTCCGAGACCAGCAGTAGTTTGTGATTGGTTGTACCCAGAGCCTTCGTACAGAGATTGAACACAGTAAATTGAACTAGTGTAATGACCCCCAGATGCTGTTATAGAAGAGGCAGTAGCGCCAGCGCCAAGACCATTGTCTCCAGAGACTTCTGTTAAACAAAGTCCGCCTGTTGTTTCACCATCATTATAGTGCGAGAAGGAGGAGGTTGTTATGTTCATGTCTACCCCTGAGACAGCAGATGCGCAGAGTGTAGAACCACTTCCAGCCCAGGAACCTACAAGCCATCCCATGTTATCAGATGCGGTAGTGCCTGAAGGAGTAACGAAAGTAAATGGAAAGTCAGACGTTTGCACTTTAGCAACAGCCTTTGCAATAACAGTACGCCCGTTTACATTGCTATCAGCGGCAACCAGGTTGCCGGAAGCAATATTTAGTTGGTATGTTACTGAGTTGGGTGACTTGCGAGCTCCTGTATGGTCATACACGTCAATATTAATCATCATGTCACAAGAACTACCATCATAACCACTAACAGCTATAGCGGGACAATGACCAGTAACAACATTTGCGCTTGCATCTGCAGCCATGCCTGTTTTAGCCCGTACAAAGTATAAGCTTCGAGTCTTTGTTAAAATTTCCAAAGCTGCGAGAATTGCCTGACCACCTGATACTTTATCAGGACGACCAAACTCTCTAATCAACTGAGAGGCGCTTGTCACGAGAACAGCCTTATTAGGCTCTCCTTGTGCAGCAAAACCAACAACACCCGCAACAGATGAGTTTAAAGATGGTGCGAATTCAGAGAAATCTTTCTCTATAACGTAGCTACCGGGACTTACAAAATTAACCATTTATATCTCCTAATTAGAATTTATCTTGATGAGGCGTTTGCGTGCTAACTCACGAATAGTGTTAGTAATCATCGAATCTTGAACAATTAGGGTTTCTTTTGGGGATATCCAAAAATGCTCGTATCCTTTCCTAGTGGAAAGGATTATTTCTAAACCCTGTGTGGAAACGTTTCTAATGGAACTTGTTGTGCTCATAACCTCTAGTGTATTTACTTTACCTACCCCCCAAAATAAACAAAAATAAATTATTATTCTGAGTCTTCGACATCAAACTCATAATTGTATTCTTCAATTTCGCCAGTAGACGTTATTCTGTATTTCCTATTAGGAACATACGTCTCAATAGAAAGGTACACTTTCTTTTTGAGAATCCTATCCTGCTGGTCTGAGG